ATACAGGTTCTTATTCTTTCAACGCTCTTCTTTCAGGTTCAATTTTTGGTGGTCTTCCAGGCAATCGTATTACAGCAATCGCTGGTGAAGCTGCTACAGGTAAAACTTTCTTTGCACTAGGCATTGTAAAAAGTTTTTTAGAAAAAAATAAAGACGCAGGTGTTATCTACTTTGAATCAGAAAATGCAATCTCAAAAGATATGATTGAGAGTAGAGGTGTTGATAGTAATAGACTATTAGTAATGCCTGTTGCAACGGTACAAGAATTTAGAACACAATCAATTAAAGTTATAGACAAATATCTGGAACAACCAGAAGACAAAAGAAAACCTATGATGTTTGTATTAGATAGTTTAGGTATGTTATCTACAACTAAAGAAATGACAGACACAGCAGAGGGTAAAGAGACTAGAGATATGACAAGGTCTCAAATTGTCAAGTCTGCTTTTAGAGTATTAACTCTGAAACTAGGCCAAGCGAATGTTCCTATGATAATGACCAATCATACGTATGATGTGATTGGCAGTATGTTTCCACAAAAAGAAATGGGTGGCGGTTCAGGTTTGAAATACGCTGCTTCTTCAATCATCTATCTTGGTAAACGAAAAGAAAAAGACGGCACAGAGGTAGTTGGTAATATTATTCATTGTAAAAATTATAAATCAAGAATAACAAAAGAAAATGCTCAAATAGATGTTAGATTAACCTATAAAAAAGGTCTTGATAGACATTATGGTCTGTTAGACTTGGCTGAACAAGCAGGTATATTTAAGAAAGTATCTACAAGATATGAAACACCGGCAGGTAAAGCGTTTGGTAAATCTATCAATTCAGAGCCAGAAAAATATTTTACAGATGAGGTATTAACAAAGATAGATGAATACACAAAACAAAAATTCACCTACGGACAAGACGAAGAGTAAAAGATACGCCTTTGCACAAAAAGAAGGCGAAGATTTTTCTTGTATAAAGATAACAGAGGGTAAATTTAAAGATGTAATTTACCACTATGGTAGAGTTGCGTTTGCACCTGAAAGTGAGATTGAAAAAGACGGTAAACTTCCTATGAAGTTTGACTACACCGTTAGAAAAAATCCTAAAAATCTAATACTGCTTGACAATAAAGAGTTTATAGATTATATTGGTGATATTTTGTTAGAACTATTAGAAGACCAATTAAACAGAGGCGATATAATAAATGATAAGTGATAGAATTGAATATACAATATTAAGTAATTTATTTCACAAAGAAGAATATGCTAGAAAGGTTTTACCTTTTCTAAAAGAAGATTACTTTGTTGAAAGAACTGAACAAGTATTATTTACTACTATATTTGATTTTATTACAAAGTATAATAATGTACCTACAAAAGACGCCATATTAATTGAGGTCAACAATAGAAAAGATATTAATGATACTGAACATAATAATATAAAAGATTATATAAATGCAGTAAAAAATCTGGAGACAGATGAACAATGGCTTTTAGATACTACTGAAAAGTGGTGTAAAGACCGTGCTGTTCATAATGCAGTATTAAGTGGTATTAAAATACTAGATGGTAAAGATAAGAAACAAACACCAGAAGCAATACCTAATATTTTATCAGACGCATTAGCAGTTTCTTTTGACAACCACGTAGGTCACGATTATATTGATGACGCAGAAAAAAGATTTGATTGGTACCACACAAAAGAAAAAAGATACAAATTTGATTTAGAATATATGAATAGAATTACCAAAGGTGGTGTTCCTGCTAAAACTTTAAACATTGCTCTTGCTGGTACTGGTGTTGGTAAATCTTTGTTTATGTGTCATATGGCTTCTAACTTCTTAACAGAGGGTCAAAATGTTTTATATATTACTTTAGAAATGGCAGAGGAAAGAATTGCAGAAAGAATAGACGCTAACTTATTAGATGTTTCTATGGATGACCTACACGTAATGCCTAAAGATTTATATGATAGTAAGATGAAAAAAATATCAGATAAGACTTATGGTAAATTAATTATTAAAGAATATCCAACAGCGTCTGCTCATAGTGGACATTTTAAAGCATTAATAGATGAATTAGCATTAAAGAAATCATTTAGACCAGATATTATTTTTATTGATTATCTAAACATATGTGCTTCAAGTAGATTTAAAGGTGGTAATGTTGGTTCTTATTTCTATATCAAGGCAATTGCTGAAGAGTTAAGAGGTCTTGCAGTAGAATTTAATGTACCAATCTTTAGTGCCACACAAACAACAAGAACTGGTTATACTTCAACAGATATTGGATTAGAAGATACGTCTGAATCTTTTGGTTTACCAGCGACAGCAGATTTTATGTTTGCTTTAATTAGTAATGAAGAACTAGAACAACTAGGTCAAATGAAAGTTAAACAACTTAAAAATAGATACAATGACCCAAGCGTCAACAGGTCATTTATCATAGGTGTAGATAGAGCCAAAATGAGACTATATGATGTAGGTCAAGGTGCTCAAAATATTGTTGACGGCAATCACAAAGAAGTAAGTAAAAAAGAGGTGGCTTACGATAAGTTTAGCGACTTCAAATTATAATGCCAAAAAAGAAAAAACAAAAAGTAAGATTTCATAAAGGTGATAAGAGACCAGGAGGTGGTAAGTTGAAATTAAAATACACAACTAAACTCATTAAGAGAGGCAAGAAGATGATATGGCAAGTCATAGAAAGTCCGACTACCTCAATCATCAAAGAATGTTTTTTTGAAGATGACGCTCAAGCGTTATGTGATTTTCAAAATAAACATCAAGTCTGGTCAGTAAACGGTGGCGTACCATTTTTCTTATGTTTGAAACATCATCAATCAAAATAAGTATTGCCAAAATCTAATAAATAGTATAGAAGAGAGATACTATGGCTACAGCAAAAGATACAAAAATGCAAGAAAACGGTTCAAGAGTTTTCTTTGAGCAGTTAATAGAAAAAGGTAAAGAGCCTTCAATAAATTTTATAGAAGATAAAGCATATCCAGATATGCCAGCAATATGGTATCAATATTACCAATTGCAAGGTAAGGCACTAAAAAAATATCTAGGTAATGAAAAAGAATATCTTTATAGTAGAGATTCTGGCATTATGCCTTTTTTAGAATCAGCGGCTAGAAAAATGGGAGTTTCAACTAAAGACAAATGGAATCCTATGGATATTGTTATGGTCAAAAGACAAGATGAAAAAAGAGTTGAAAAAGAAGTAAATAATATATTAGATGGTGGTGAAGAGAAAGAGGCAAAGTTAGAACAATTAAATAAACTTATGCAAGAAAGATTGATTAATAAAACAATGATACCTATTTCACTAAAAGGTCTAACTAAAAATGCTAAAGAGGCTAGAGTAGAAGAGGCAAATCTAGGTAATAAAAAAGCAGTAAAATTTAGATTAAAACCTAATAGTTTATATTGTGATTTAGATATGGAAAAACCACCTCTATTTGATACAGGAGAATTTTCATTAAGATTTTTTGCGAATGAAGATGAGATTGCTGTACAGGTTAGAAGTTTTAGATATTCTAAACCAACAACTGGTCCTCAAACTGACTTAACACCAAAAGGTGGTGGTGCAAAATTAGGTAAAGCTTCAGTAGCTGCCTTACGACCTTTCTTGGCCAAGTTAAATCTTGAAATGCCTCCTTCAGTAGTAAAGGATCCTATGATAACAATAACAGGTAAATTTACTAAACAACAATTAGATTTTTGGGAAAACTTTTATGATAAAATACAAAACAAACTACTTGCAGGACAAAAAGTTAATTGGGACCAACCTCTAACATATGGTACAAAAAAATCTAGTTTTAGAAAAAATTTAGAACGAGGTTTAAAGAGTTATGAAAAAGATAGAAATACATTAGGTAGAATATACTCAAAATTACACGCTTTAAGAACTATTGATTTATATATGCAAATACACCAAAGAGGTAAATTTGAAGAGTGGCTTGAGACTTTATACTATGGGGCTAAAAAAGAATTTAGTAATTTAAATGGTCCTTTTATAAAGATATTCTAATATAAATAGTAGTATGATTTGTTAATGGGAAAGTGATTATTATATAAATGGATAAATTGGAGAACAAATGTTTAGTTTTAAAGGATTCTTTACACAGGATAAAAACACACACCTTGAACACCTAGAAGATGATATAATTAATAATGGTGCCAAAGGTGGTGATAACGCAATAGCTTTTTTAAAATCAGTTAGAAATATGTTAGCTGGCTATGAGAAAGGCGCAGTTAATATGACCGTTAAATGGGACGGTGCGCCTGCTATAATATGTGGTATTAATCCTGAAAACGGAAAATTCTTCGTTGGTACTAAATCAGTATTCAACAAAACCCCTAAAATCAATTACAACGTATCAGATATAAGAAAAAATCACGGCACTTCAGGTGCAGGTGCAAAACTTATATATTGTTTTAACTATCTTAAAAGATTGCCAATCAAAGGCATATTACAAGGTGATTTATTATTTACAGATGACCTTAAAAAAATCTCAATAGATGGTGAAAAAATGATTTCATTTACACCTAATACAATTACATATGCAGTACCAATAGATAGTGGTATAGGTAGAAAAATTGCCAGAGCCAAGATGGGGATTGTATTTCATACTTCATATTCTGGTAAAGATATGTCAAGTTTATCGGCAGGTTTCGGTACGGTAAGAGGTAGTGGTGGTTCAAATATATTTTTAGCGTCTGCTCAATATACAGATAAATCAGGCTCAGTAATGTTTAATGCTGGTGAATTAAAAGTTTTTGACGCACAAATAAGAATGGCAGAGGGCTCTTTAAATAAGGCAGGTCCTATGTTAAATGAAATGTCTAAATCATCTAGCGACCAGTTTTCTGTTGGTTTTAGATTAAAAACTTTCTTCAATCACTTCATCAAAACAACGCAAGGTAATATGGGTAAAGTTAGAGATATGCAAAAAAGATTTGAAACTTATTATGAGAATACACTAGACAATGAGATTGCTAGTAAAAAAACTGATAGAGGTAAAGCACCTTATATTAGAGCAAAAAAAGAAGGTATGAATTTTATTAAAAGAAATAGAACTGCTTTATATTTTGCAATTGCAAGTCATATAACTTTAGGTAATGCAAAGAACACTCTTTTAAGAAAGTTAAATCAAATACAAAGTATAGGTCATTTTGTTAGAACTTCAAATGGTTATAGAGTTACCGCTCCTGAAGGATATGTGGCCGTTGATAGAGTTGCAGGTGCAGTTAAACTTGTAGATAGATTAGAATTTAGTAGGCAAAACTTTACAATGCCAAAAGGGTGGAATTAATGAGAACAATACCAGATACAATTGATTTAATTAAAGAGAAGTTAAGACCATTTAGACCGATTGCAATATTAGATAGATATTATAATATGATTGAAAGTATTGGTAGTAAGATGAGTGTTTATGCTTGGCAAAAAAGATGGTGTAATAGACAAAAGGGTACAGGTTATAGAAAATGAAATTTGTAGAAAGATTTTTGAGAGAAGTAAAAGGTGGACCTTGGCAAATTATAATGATAGGTGGACCAGGTTCAGGTAAATCAACTTACTCAAAATATATTACAAAACATTTTAACATACCACACATTTATACTGGTGATATGATGAGAGCCTTATCAAAGAAAGATACACCAGACGGAAAAAGAGTAAAAAGATTATTAGACCAAGGCAAATTTGCGCCAACAGAAATAGTAATGCGTGAAGTTATTAATAGATTAAAAAAACCAGACGCAAGAAACGGATATGTATTTGATGGTTTTCCTAGAAGTATGGAACAAGTGAGAGCAATGGATAAAAATAATATAGAACATAACTTTATTATTAACTTACAAGTATCTGAACAAGAAGTAATTAAAAGATTAACTGCCAGAGGTAGAGCAGACGATAAACCAGAGGTTATAAAACAAAGATTAAGAGAACACGAAAAACAAGTAGGTCCTGTAATCAAACATTTTGAAGACCAATTAATAAATATTAAAGCTGAGGGTGCAGAGCCTGAAGTTATTGCAAACAAAATTATAAAAAGAATAGAAAGATGAAATCATTTAACGACATAAGATATTTACAAGAGGGTTTATATGACCCTAATATATTCAAGGCATTTTTTCTTGCAGGTGGTCCAGGTTCTGGTAAAACATTTGTAACCAGAAGTGCTTTTGGTGGTACAGGTTTAAGAATGATTAACTCTGATAATGCTTTTGAAATTGCATTAAAGAAAAATAACTTATCTCTTAAAATGCCAGATAGTGAGGCAGAGGCAAGAGATATGATAAGAGCCAGAGCAAAGGCAACAACAGGTAATATTATGGACTTATCAATCAAAGGCAGATTAGGTATGATAGTTGATGGCACAGGTAGAGATTATGATAAAATTAAAAGTCAAGTTGCAGAGTTAAGACAATTAGGTTATGATTGTTATATGATATTTGTTAACACTAGTTTAGATGTTGCGTTAGAAAGAAACTCTAAAAGAGAAAGAAGTGTACCAGAATATATTACAAGAAAATCTTGGGAAGCTGTACAAACAAATATAGGAAGATTTCAACATCTATTTGGTTTAGGTAATATGGTTGTTGTAGATAATAGTAAAGATGATAGAGAACTTACAACAATTGTTATGAGTAAAGTTGCTAAAGAAGTACGAAGATTATTGTCAAATAAAATTAAGTCATACACAGCAAAAAGATGGATGGCAACAGAAAGAAAATTAAGAAGAAGATGAAAACGTTTAAAGAATCTATAATTGATATACCGAGAAGGACTTATGCGAAGGCAGTTTTTGATGACGCAGATACTCCTAATCCTAAAATCAAAGATAGTGTAAAGAAACAGATTGCAGACCAATTAAAAGAATTTGAGTCCGAATATCCTGTTTTAAAAACTTCACTAATAGGTTCTATACTTACAAAAAGATATAGAAATGACGCAGACTTGGACATCAATGTATTGTTTGATGTACCTGCCGATAAACAAGATGAAGAAAGAGAAAGACTTTCTAAAAAATATTTGTCTGCTAAAAATCCAGATAATATTCAAGGTAAATTAATACCTGGTTCTGACCACCCTATCAATTATTATTTTATAACTGATAAAAATACTTATGACGACCAGAATAAAAAGGCTGACGCTGTATATGACATTGAGACAAATAAATTCATCAAGAGACCGGAAGATTTTGTTTTTGATAGTGGATTATACATCAAAGACTTCGAAAAGAAAGTACAAGAGTTAGACATTGTAAAAGGTGAATTAAAAAGAGATATTATTGATTACAGAGAATTAGAAGGTTTAAAACCAGATGATG